TTACAGGATGCTGCCGGGTGGGATGTTCGGCTCGGTGGGGTCGGTCGGCCGCTCGGGTACGAGGTAGCCGACTGCGAAGCTGATCAGCAGGGTGATCGCTGCGGCGACTTCGGCTGGCACGGTGATGTCCAGGCCGGATAGTGCCCAGACAAGTAGGACGGTGAGTGCTCCGGCGATGGCCGACGCGCTGATCTTGCGGGTGGGGGTCACAGGGTGTGGTTCCTTCCGTTGGTGCTGATGGTGCGGAGGCGGTCGGAGTGGACGGCCGTCTGGATCTTCAGGTCGGTCACGTCCGCGCGTAGGGCGGTGAGTTCGTTGGCGACGGCGGCTACGCCGCTGGAGATGTGGCCGAGGTGTTCATCGACGCGGGCGAGGGTGTCTTCGCGGAGCTGGTCGATGTCGGCGTCGGTGTCGCTGCGGTCGTCCCGACGCCGGCTGTAGGTCAGTGCGAGGTAGGCCAGGGCGAGGTTGCCCGCGGTGAGGCCGACGCTCAGGGCGTCGAAGTCCATGTGGTCCCCAGGAGAAGAAGCGGTGCAGGGTTAGGTGAGGGCGAACCAGAACAGCTGGTTGGCCTTGGTCCAGTTCGAGTCGGTCAGGTTCACCGAGCCGGGCAGACTGGACTGGCCGGTGCGGAACACGCTGTAGGGGGTTTCGCCGATCAGGTATTGGGCGCCGGCCCCGGCGGGGGTGGCGCTGAACTTCGGGCCGGTGGAGTAGCCGCTGCACAGCAGCCCGATCGCGATGTAGTCGCCGAGGCCCAGCGCGATGTTGTCCAGCTTCAGCCGCTTCATCCCGGCGGTGGTGACGGTGTCGGTGTTGCCGAGGGTGGCTTTCTCGGTGAGCTTGTCCGGGCTGGTGCCGGTGTAGACCTTGAGGGTGAAGCTGCCCGAGCCCTCGGAGGCCGCGGGCACGCATACGCGGAGTTCGGTGGCGTTGAAGACCCGGGCTGACCGGGTGGCGGTGATGGTGGTGTACCCGTTGGCCAGGGTCTTGCTGGAGTAGGACTCGCTGCGGCGCAGGGAGCTGATGGTGTCCCCGTACAGGGCGGTGTCGTCGGCGACCGGGGCGGGAACGAACAGCCGCAGGAACCGGATCTCGTCGTAGACCGGACCGAGGTCGGCGCGGCTGCCCTGGTTGGTTTCCAGGGTGTTGATCCGGGTGTTCTGGTTGCCGATGGTGGTGTCGAGCTGGCTGACCTTGTTGTCGGTGGCCGTGCTGCGTGTGTCGAGGTCACGGACATTGGACAGGACTTTGTTGTATTCGCCGGAGTAGGCCGGTCCGCCGTAGCGGGCATCGGCCATGGGCTGGATCGCCAGGGTTAGCTCCAGGTGATCGAGGTGTCGAAGAAGTGCGGACCCGTGTCCCAGGTGCCGGCCGAGGGCGGGCGGGTCAGCTCCACGGTGAGGGTGTCGGTGAGGCCGCTGTCGCGGTCGAAGGTGCGGCGGATGCCGTAGATCTGCACGACCGCGTTCTCACCGATGCCCTCGGGGTCTTCCAGGGTGACCGCGTCCCCGAGCTGCAGCCGTGGGTCTCCAGCGATGGTGATGGCGTCGGTGGTGGCCGAGGGACGGCGGGTGCGCTCCAGTAGCCCGGACAGCATCGCGCTTGTCGCGGGTGCGTCTTGGTACCAGGGCCCGAACAGTGAGAGGTTGCGGCCTTGGTAGCGGTCGATGCTGGGCTGGTCCCGGACGATCAGCGGTTGGGTGCCGGAGTCCAGGACGCGGGTTCCGGCGATCCGCAGAGCGGGCTGGCCGGAGTCGGTGGTCAGACGGATGGGTTCGCTGTAGCCGTTGCCGATGCGGACGACCAGGCGCCCGGCGGCCTCGAAGTAGCAGTAGACGTACACGCCGCCGGAGTTGCCCGGTTCCTGCCAGCGGCCGTCTTTCCAGAGCTGGGCGACGTAGCCGTGTCCGACGCTGTCGTTCCAGACGCCTGCGTTGCTGGCGCCGTTGGTGGCGTAGGCGTTCACGCGCTCGGGGAACGGGGAGAGCACGTCATCGCGCCAGATCCGGAAGTGCCGGAAGGACTGGCCGGCAACCACATATTCGTCGGGGTCGCGGGCCTCGATCATCCGCTGGGTGAACACGGCGCGGCGACGGCCGATGTCGGCGGTGTAGATGTTGCGGACGCTGTCGAGGCTGCGGGTGAGTTTCAGGTCTTGGGCGTCATCGAGGGTGATGGTGCGGACCGGGCGGGTGGCCTTGTCCCGCACCGTGGCCTGATTCCAGAACCTGAAGGTCCCGTTCTCGTCGAAGAACACCGAGCCGAACTCGGCGCTGGCCACTTCGGTGACGATGTCCCAGGCATCCCGCGCGGTGTGCTCGGGTGTGAAGGTCAGCTTGTTCACGCCCTGGTCCAGCACCGCCGGATAGCGGGCTGGGCGGCGGGATTCCTGCGGGTTGATCCCGGCGTCCCGGTACTGGCGGGAGGCGAGGTTGATGTCCGAGAGCGACAGGGCGTGCCCGACCTGGATACGGCCCTGGAACTGGTCGTACTGCCCGGTGCTGAGGCTGGCGCCGTAGCTGGTGAGCCCGCCGTTGGAGTTGGTGCCGGCCCGCAGGTAGATCCGGCCCCCGGACTGGGCGGAGTTGTCCCACTGGGCGAACACCTCGACGTTGCCCATCCCGGCGGGGACCTCGACCCACGAGCTGGTCATCTCGACCTTGCCGGCGTTCCAGTTGTGGATCTCGACCCGCACCCGGCCTTTTTCCAGCCAGTACTGCATTTCCAGGCGATCACCGGTGCGGTAGCCGAGCACCTGGTGGCGCTCGATGCTCCTGTAGGCGTCGGCGGCGGGGCCGTTGGTGTTGAGGGTGAATCCGCCGTAGTGCACGGCGGTGGCCACGATCCCGTCCCGGTCCGCGGCCCAGTACTTCAAGATCCCCCGGTGCCCGGGTTCGCCCTGCACCCAGGAGATCGGCAAGCCGAGCCCCGCGAGAGCCAGTGGCCGCGGTGTTTCCGGGGTGGCTTTCGGGTGGAGGGGCCCGGTGGCGGTGAACATGGTCGTGCCATCGCCCGGGAGGCTGATGGCCTGGGGGTTGTCGCACCAGCCGAGGGTGGGCAGGATCGAGCCGTTGCCGGAGACGAACAGTTGCGGCCCTTGTGTCGATTCGGGCGGGAGCTGGGTCTCCTCGCGCAGGTTCGGCCGCCACGGTGACGGGCTGGCGTTCGACAATCGGAGGCAGTGGTCGATCACCCAGTGCGAGCGGCACAGCTGCGCGTCGACCTTGCCCCACCCGACATGTTCTTCCGAGAGGGCCCAGGTGGGCAGCTGGATCGGGCGGCGCAGCGCTTCGGCGTAGTCCAGGGCGGTGACCTCGATCGTGCCGGCCGACCGGTCGATTTCGATGGTGCGGACCTGGCCGCGCAGCTGCTGGTACCAGACCGTTCCCAGCACGGTCTCCACACCGACCTGGTAGGAGATGTCCACGCCTTCGGGGTCGGTGAGGAAGAACGGGCTGGCTCCCTGTAGCGGGGAGAAGATCGCGGTGAGTGGCATCCCGGCGTACTCGCCGGCCGCGGTGAACGACAACTCCGCCGCGCTGCTGCCCTCGATCAGCAGCAGCTCCTCGGGCGCCGAGCCGCGCAGCGCGCGATCGACGGTGATGGTGGAGATGTAGGGGGCCATCTCCGACAGTGGGTGTTGCGAGCCGTTGCGGGCCCAGTCGACCTGGACGGAGATCAGGAAGTGCCGCTCGGGTGAGGTGATGGCGTCCTGGGCGGATTGGCCGCCGTGGGTCTGCAAATCAGGCCTCCAGCAGGGTCATGGTGTGGTGTGTGAGCGGGTGGCGGGGGCTGGTGGTCTCCAGCTGATCGATCAGCACCGTGGGTGCCCCACCGCCGAGCTGCCAGGCGGTTGCTTCCGGTCCGGTCTCGACCTGGGCGGCGGCCAGCTGCAGCGGGATCACCTTCGTGTCGGTGATCACCGCCAGCACGGCCCCAGCCGCCGGGGGTGGCGCGGTCGCGGTGGTGGAGAACCGGCGCCACTGGGTCGAGAGCTGCACGGTGACGGCCGGGGCGGAACCGATGTGGGTTCCGGTGCTGTCGCACCAGTCCAGGACGATCGTCACGGTGCTGTCGGCATCGGCGCGCATCCACAGCGACCCGGTGAGGGTCTCGACTGGGAAGACAGCGACCGGACAGAACCGGTCCAGGCGCACGATCCCGACTCCGCCCTGCGGCCAGGAGGCCACGCGCAGGCTGCGGGCACCGGGCCCGGCTTCGGCCGGCCAGTCCGGCACCCACAAGGTCGAGGCGTCGGTGACCTGTGCCCCGCGCGGTCCTCGGACCAGCGACGCCGACCGGGCGGTCAGCCGGTTACGCCGCAGGGGGTCGACCAGCCGTAGCGGGCCGGGGATGTGCCGGGTGTGCAGCGCGTGCAGCCACACCGCCTCGTCCTCCTCCAGCCAGCGCCACCGGAACTCGAATGATTTCCGAGTTCCGGTGACATCCACGGTGTGCGCCCCGGACAGGGCCTGGTGTATACCGCCGGACCGGACATCGGACATCGCCACATCCCCGTTCGGGGCAGGCAGCCCGCGGAGATCCCCCGGCGGGCCGAGGAACCACGTCTGATCAGGCACAGTCATCCCCCAGAACGAAAACGCGTATTTTCGCGTACTTACCAGCCAGTAGATCCCGTTTTCCCAGGTAGGGGCAGGGACGGCATTTTATGACGGCGCATAACACTGTCGCGGCAGGCGGTTGGAAATGCTGGTAATACTGGTATTTCCAGCACGCTGGTGAGACGCATCGAATTACCTGCACCCAGGACGCGTATTAAGGTCAATCATTATAGACTTGAGTTGACCTGCGACGATGTTTCTAACAAATCATGAGATGATCAGCCAGACGTCTTTCTGGCGGTAGCTTGCTACGGTAGTTAACTACGGTGCGGTTTTGGGTCACTGGATCTGGTCCTGATTTGGTTCAGGGCGTCGGGTTCGCTAGTCTCTGGATCTTCAGAGGGCTTCTGCAAAGCCAGGCGCCGCCTACCGAATTTCTTTTGGTAGACGACGCCTGGTTCTTTGGGTTGCCCTTCCTCAGATCGGACTGCGATGCCCCACCGCGGCCTGGAAACCGGGGGCGGCACGTCCATGTACAAGGAAGGACAAGCGGACATGATAAATCCGCCTGACCGCGCACACACGTTCGGCGTGACGATCACCGTTCCGCCGCGCGTGGTGCGCCAGCTGGGGTACGCGATCGCGGCCGGGCTCCTGTTGAAGTGTTTCGATGTGCCGGTGGAGGTGCACATCGTGGATGTGGGCCGGATGCTGTTCCGGATGTAGCCGGATACCCGTTGGCCGCAGCCCATGGGTTGCGGCCAACGGTCGGTCAGCCTCTGCGGGCCCGGCGGAGGTTGGAGCCATTCACCATCCGGGCAAGGCCATTCGCATCCATCTGCACCGACCATCCGGTGAGGGCGTCGGTGATCTGCTCCCCGATCCCACTCAGGCCGGTGTCCCCGAGCTGAGCGCTCCACTGCGTGGACAGACTGCTGTGCAGGGCGCCGCTGAAAACCGGATCGGCGATGCCGTCGGTCAGACCAGCGCTGAGGGCGGGGTCGGTGAAGGGTGCGGTGATGCGGTCGGCCATGTCGTCCACCAGGCCGGCGACCGAGACGAACCCAGTGGCCAGACCTCGGTGCAGCCCAGCCATGATCGCCCGTCCCGCCGGCACCAGCAGCCGCTTGTCGTACGGGAGGGGGCCTTTGCGGGCGGCGATGCCTGGTCCGATGGAAGAGACCAGATCCCACAGTCCGCCTAGGGCGTTCTGGATTCCGTTGATCAGGCCTCGGATGATCGACCAGCCCGCGTTCAGTAGCAGGCCGCCGAGGTTGCCCAGTGCGCGCAGGATCGCGCCCGGCAGGTTGGCGAAGATGGAGATCACCAGCTCGGCTCCGCCTCGCACGGTGGCTTTGATCAGGTCCCAGGAGCCGCCGAGGATGTCTTTGATCCCCGACCAGGCACGCTGCCAGTCCCCGGTGATCAGGCCCATGGCCAGTTCGATGGCGCCGTGGATGATGCGGAGTGCGTCGGTGATGATCCGCTGTACATAGGGCCATACGTCCAGCACGACCTGCAATACCGCTTCCATCACGGGGATGACAGCGGTCAGGATCTTCACCGCCAGCTCGCCAAGGATGCGGACGATCTCCGCGGTGGTGGTGATCAGCGGGATCAGCTGCGGCACCAGTTCGGTGACCGCCTGGGCGACCTTCGGGAACAGCTCCTGCGCGACACGCAGCAACACCGGCATCAGCGGCGTCAAGATGTCCAGCAGTGCCTTCAGGAAGACGCCGGCCAGGTCCGCCAGAGGCGGCAGCAACGGCGTCAACGCCGTCAGGAGCTGGCCGAGGAATTGACCGGTCTGCTCCAGCAGCGGCCGGAGCTTGTCGAAGGCCTGGGTTAGGAACGTGCCGATGATCTCGCCGAGCTTGGTGAAGAACTCGACCAGGGGTTTGATCACTGGCTGGATCGCGCGCAGGGCGATCAGCAGCACCTCGTTGATGATTTTCGCTAGCGGGGTGAGGATCGGCACGAGGGTGTTGATCGCCCCCACCAGTAACTCGCCGAGCAGTTGGCCGAGCAGGGTGATCGAGGGTGCGAGTGCGGCGAACAGGGGCCCCAGAGCGGCAAGCGCTTCGCCCAAAACGTTCAGCAGCAGATTCGAGAGGGCGGTCAGGATCGGCATCGCGCCGACCAGGGCCGTTGTGAAGCCGTCTAGAAAGGTGACCAGCGGCCTTGCGAGTGCGCCGAAGTGCGCCAAGCCGACCTCGAACAGCCGGGTGAACACCTCCAGCAGCGAGCCAGTGACCTTGGCCAGTCCCTCGATCGCCGAGGCGAATGACCCGTTCGCGATCACCCGCTGGGTCATCGCCAGGAAGCCCGCGGCGAACGTGTTCAGGGTCGAGGACAGCAGGCCGAACTGGGCGGCTCCGGCGCGACCGAGTTCCAACAGGGCGGTGATGCCGTCGCGGACCATCGGCGCCAGTCCCGACAGCAAGCTGCCGGTGTCGGTCAGGATGCCCTCGACGAGGGCCAGGCCGCGGGCGGAGGTCACCGCGTCGGTGAAGGCCTGCGCCCAGGAGATCACCCCCTTGGCCACGGTCGTCAGGCCGCGTTCCAGGATCGGGAACACCGCCTTCAACTGGGCGAAGATCGGGGCGAGGCCTTCGGAGAAGGTCTGCGACAGCACCTTCTTCAAGGCCTCGAACTGCGGGGTGAGGGTCTTCGCCGCCGCTTTGATCCCGTCCAGCCCGAGCGCCACCGCGGCGATCGCCGCGCCGGCCGCCAAGCCCAGGGAGGGCAGACCTGCCAACAGGGCGGAGATCAGGCCGAGCGCGGGGGCCAGCAGCGTCAGTACCGCGATCGCGATCCACGCGGTGCGCCCGAGTGACCCGAGGCCTTCGATCGCCGAGCTGATTCCGGAGCCGAGCGAGGAGAACGCGCCGCGGACCGCGCCGAGGGCGTGGCCGGCGACCCGGGGCAGGGCGCTCAGCGCCGAGACGGCTCGGTCCTTGAACAGCAACAGCCCCTTGGAGATTCGCCGCAGATTCCCGAGCAGCCCGTTGTCGCGGATCGTCCGCAGGTGCCGGGGAATGCCTGAGAGGGTGGTGCCGACGCGTTGCCAATGGCCGCGAAGGTTGGCCACCCGCTTGGTGACATCCCAGACCCGGCGCCCGATCTCCTGTACTCGTTCGGCGGCGGTGGACAGGTTCACCACCAGGCGACCGACGGCCAGCTCGGTACGGTCGAACGGCAAGTCCAGACCTCGGAAGGAGATCCTGTTCAGCGAGCCGTCCAGCTCGGCGACCGTCTTGCGGACTTGAGCGGCAGCGGCGTGGGTGTCCAGGCGGACGGGGATCTTCACGACTAGGCCGCGGGTGGCTTGCTCCAGCTGCCGCTTCAGCTCGGCCCGGAATCGGGAGGTGTCGGGGACGACGCGGATGGAGACCCGGCCCTGCTCTTTACCTCCGGGGCTTTTCCCCTTCGCCACTAGCTGTCTCCCCGATGCTGTTGTGCGGTTTTCATGTGGGCGGCAGCGATCTGCCGGAACGACGGGCCCGCGCTGCGCTGCCGCATTCCGGGGCGTGGCAGGGGTTTGGGTGGCGCGGGGCGGCGTTTGGAGTGGGTGGCGATGGTCGCCCACGTTGATTCGCGGACCGCGTCGACAACGGCTGCCAGCAGGTGGCGGTCGGTGCTCCAGCCCCGTGCCTCGCGAGTGCCGGCCAGAACGGTGTGGGTGGCGGACTCGGGCGGGAGCTGGCGGATCAGGGCCAGGGCCCGCCGGGGACTCATCCCCCCGGCGGGGTCCACCAGGTCGGCGAGGTTGATCCGGTAGTGGTGCTGGAAGTCGGCGAGAAGCTCCTCACCAGCCTGAGTGATCAGGCCGGCGAGGATGGTGCTTCCGGGGCCTGGGTCGCCTCCGCCCACTTCTCCAACAGCCGCAGCGACATCGCCAGATCCTCACCCAGCACGGCGATCAACTCGGCGCCCCGGCCGGCGTCGGTCACCGTGGTCAGCACGGTCTCCACTGCCGGGCGTAGCCCGGCGAGGTCCCGGGCGGTGTCCTGGTCGGTCTGGTTGATCTGCTCCAGCGCGTCCATGACGGTCTGGCGTTCGGTGTCGCTGATCCGTAGCAGGTTCCGCAGCCGGTAGACGGTGCCGCCAGCGGCGATCTCGAACACGGTGAACTGGCGCTCGACGTCCGCGCGGAGCTGGTCGATCGTGTAGGTCATTTACGCCGCCCTCTTGCCGCTGTCGGAGGTGGTGGATGCTGCTGGTGGTGCGGGGATGGCGCCGATCAGCCACTTGAACAATGGATCGCCTGGGTTCTTCACGAAGGTGGCGCGCACCGGGAACTTGGCGAACTCGTCGGTCGCCAGCTCGATGGAATCGCTGCGCTTCATGGAGGCCTTAGAGGCGAAGAAGCCGACGTTCACGCCGCCATCGACGATGACGATCAGCAGGGAGTGCTGCAGGCCGGAGGCCAGGCCGTCGTTGACGGCGTACTCGCCGGCCACCGTGGAGGCGTTCTTCGCGCCGTAGTGCAGGGACAGGGTCTGCTCATCCCACTGCTGCAACTTGAAGGTGACCGAGTCGACCGCCGGATCGGTGGTGACCAGACGGAGGTTGTCGGTCTGCCAGGTGCCCTTGCGCTCCTGATCACCGCCATCGACACCCCACTCCGGCAAGTCCCCGCGGTCGGTATGGCCCACGTTGCGGAAGCCCTTGAAGTCGGTGCGGCCGTCGGTGTCGGGCTTAAACGCCTTGATCTCCTCCGGCGTCGGCGAAGTCGCGCCGACATCCCCGATGAAGACAAAGCCGCGTGCCGCCGTCAATACGGCGGAATCATTGATAGGCAAAGACATTCCCCCAGGAATGAAAAGGACGAGGCGCGCTTCAGCGCGCGGGACGCAGGCCCAGCTGAATCAGCCCTTGGACTCGCCAGGAGTCATCGAAGGGCGAATCAAATTGCGACGGGCCGAACGTCTCGAAGAAGGAGTGCAGATACCCGGCCGGGGTGAGGGTCTGGTTTTTCACCATGTCCCACAGCACTTGCCGGGCGTCCAGGTAGAGGTCTTCGCACGGGACGAGACCGTCGCGGTGATAGGCGGTCATCTCGACCACGGGCAGGTCCAGGCGCCGCACATCCCGTGCGAGGCCGGACAGGCGGCGGATACCCAGGATCGGGTATTCGCGGTGGTCGACGTCAGGAATCCACGACACCACCTGCACCCCCGGCAACTGCTCGCGGAGCACAGGAAGGATGACGTCGTGGATTCGCGGCATACGCCGGGAAACCAAAAGCGATTCCTTATAGAAGACGGGCGGCGTGGGTGAGCACGTAGATGCCGTCGACCCAGCGGCCGGATTCGGGGTTGAAATGCCCGTTCTCGATCGCGAACGCCGCCTCGTCGTCCAAATTGACGAAGCTGTCGACATCTCCTGTGCCGTGGGTGATGGTGATCTCCGCATCGCCGTGATGTCGGTGCGCCAGCAGGCGGGAATGGGCGCGGATACCGATCTCGGCAGCGTGTTCGCGGACGGCGTCCCGGACGGCGTCCAGGTGGGCGACCGACAGGTTGACCGCCTTCTGCGGTTTGAGCCGTACAGCCATCAACGGTCCTTAGGTGCGGCGGATCGTGTAGTCCATGTGCGCGGTACGGGCCGAGCCGCTGTAGCGGTGGACATCGCCGATGACCGCCCAGTACTCCCCGCGCCACTGGATCCGGGATTGGGCGCCCAGGACGTGAGGGAAGGAGCGGGGCAGGCGCATCCGGTAGGCGGTCTCGATCTCGAAGCCCTCGTTGTCCTGTTCCGCGCGCCTCTGACTCGTACCGGATTGGGCGAGGAGCTGGATGACGGCCTTGGCGGGGATACCGATCTCGGACGGGCGGGTCATGATGTTGCCGTCGCGGTCGGTGGTCTTCTCCTCCAGATACACGGTGATGTCCTCGGTGGCCTTGTCCAGCAGGCTCAGCCGAAGTCACCGACCCAGGCCGGGGGCAGGTGAGTAGGGATGTCCAGGCGCGGGGCGATCACGAACACCCCGGCGCGGACCCCGAGCAGGGCCCATTCGGAGTCCAGGACTTCCAGGCGGCCGGAGGCGACCTGCCCGGAAAGCATGTAGGAGTAGTTGCCGTCCGATTCCTGGGCGAAGCCCTCAGGGTTTCGCAGGACCCGGCAGACCATGTTGGCCTCGACCATCACCACCGCGGCCTTCTCCAGGACCCCGGTGGCGACCTGCCCCCGGAGGTCGGGCAGTTCGGCGCGGATCAGCAGCTCGGCGTCATCGAGCAGTACGCCGGCTTGGGCGAGTTCGTGGGGTTCCAGGTCGCGGTGGAACCTCGCCTGTACGTCGGCGGTCGTCGCGATGCTCACGGTGGCTCGCTTTCACGCGGGCACACCCGAAGATCGGAAATACTCGAGTATTTCCGATCTTCGAGTGTGGTTAGGCAGGGTCGGTCAAGCCGCGGTGCTGCGGCGGCTGCGCGAGGAGGAAGTGGTGGTGCTGTCCTCGGAATCCGCAGCGGTGGCCGGGGCGGGCAGTTCGAACTTCACGAACGCGCGCGGGTCAACCAGCCAGCCGAAAGTCACCTCAATCAGCAAGGCGACCTGGTTGGTCTGCCACAGGTTCACCGTCTGGTCGCCAACGGTCACGACGCCCTCGGTGCTCTTCTTGATCCGCACCGCGTCCGCGAAGCCGAACAAGCAGCGCGACCAGTCGCCACCGAAGATCCGGCAGCGGTCCCCGGCGTAGGTACCGACCTGGCCGGACACGGCGCGTCCGTACTCGGCCGGCAACCCGAGCAGGGAGCTGCGCTGGGCGGCGAGGTCGACTTCACCACCGAACAGGGCCCGGCCCTGCGGGTCCATCGCGGCGACCAGCTTCGGCCTGAACAGGGGGTCGACGGCCCAGGCGTTCATGTTGAGGCGCTCGTTCGCGACGAGTTCCCAGCCGTCGATCAGCTGCTGCCGCAGCGGTGAGCCGGCTGGGACGCGGGGGTCCTTGTCGGCCAGCTCGATCTTCTTGGTGGTCTTGGCGACGAATCCGTTCTGCTCGATCCCGAGCAGCTCGCCCCCGGTGTCTGGGCGCCGGCCGTGGAACACCGCCAGGTCGACGCCTCGGCCGATGGCGTTGGCGAGCTTGGTCTGCAGGGTGGAGTTCAACCCTTGCGGGTCGATGTTGGAGAACTCCTCGGAGACGGTGATGATGCCGGCGAGCTTGATCGGAGCGAACGAGGTGTGACCCCACGCCACGCCCGTGACCGGCTTGACGTGACCTTCCCGCTCGGCGAAGGACGTGCCGGTGCCGACCTGGCCCACCTCGGGTTCCACTGCGGACACCGGCATGACGGTCTCGCCGTAGGAGACCGGGACCCGCTGCCCGAGCCTCATGACGAGGCTGGATTCCTGGGCCTGCTCCCAGAGCGGTCCGAGAACGGTCCTCGGTAGGAAGCGGTCATCCAGGTAGGCCATGCGGCCCTGGTGGCGTGCCGCGGTGTTGGGCGGCAGCTCATTCTGAAAAGCCAATTGTTCCCCCAGAAACAATGGAAAAAAGAAAAGCGCCCGGATGCGGGCGCTGAAGACGGGCTACAGGTCGAAGGCGTAGTTCACGAAGAAGCTGTCCGCGCTGGTGCGGGTGTCGCCGTGTCCCTGCGAGGGGTCGACAGCTCGCTCCCGCGCCGGGCCTGCCGGGGCCGTGAGGTTGAACCGCTGCGCCAGGCGTGCGGCGTGCTCGGCCAGCTCCTCCGGGTTCTCTCCGCGCAGCAGCGGCGCCAGCTCGGACACCAGGTCCGCGGGGACGCCTGCGGCAAGGGCGGCCTGCAGCTGCGCGAGCTGCGTGGACAGGCCGGTGTTCTGCTCGGTGAGCGCGTGGATCTGGTCGCCGAACTCCTGCTCGGCTGCGGCCTTTGCGGTGGTGGCGGCGTCGCGGGCTTTGATCCGGTACTTCGCGGCCTCGGCGTTGGCGGCAGCGATCCGCTCCCGCGCGGCCTGCGACAGCTCCTCGGTCACAGGCTCGGCGATCGTGGGTTCGGCTTCGGTGGCCGGCATGGCGGTGTCGGTCATCAGGGATGCCTCCTGGGCATACGAAAAAGCGCCCCCGCCGGGGGCGCTGCGAAGAAGGGAGGGGTGCGAGTCAGGCGGCGGACGCGGTGCGGCGGGCGTAGGTTGCGCGGCGCTGGGCGTTGATGGCGTCCTTGTTCTGCTCGTACAGGACCCGGCGGACGGCGTTGATCGCGTCTTGTCCTTTGTGGGTCCGCACGGCGTGCCCGTACAGGTCTTCGGCTGCTTCGTGGGCTTCGCGGCCGGGCCAGTTCGCGTTGTAGACCGGGACGACCCGGCAGTCGCAGTTGGGATGCCACTGGGTCATCAGTTCGGCCAGCACCTCGTCCGCGTCGGCCTTTTCCTGCGCGGTGCGGGCGGAGACGAGTTGGTCGTAGAGGTCCATGGCCTCGGTGTCGTCGGTATCCAGACCGGCGTCCGAGGCGAAGAAGTACGCCGGGCCCCGACTCACCATCGTCAGGCAAAAAGCGCAGGTCTGCTCGCCCGTGGCCACTCTCGCCCAGCCCCCGGCCGGCCGGTCCGAGCGGGTAGCGCGCAGCAACGTGGACCGGCCGCCGTTCTCCACTTCCTTCAACGCCACGGAGATCACGCGGGCGATCTGGTCCTCATGCCGCGGGTAGTCCCGCAGCTCGGCGGGCAGGATCGACATGGCCTCGGCGAACCAGTCCCACTGGTATCCGGCCAGCAGCACCGGATGCCGCTCGGGCAGCCCGGTGTGGTGGGCGCGTTCGGCGTCGAAGAACCTGCGTGCCAGCTCAGCCGATTCACGCCGGCCGCCTTCGATGTGCGGGAACAAGGCGTGCAGCAGGCTGATCCACCCCGCAGTGGTCAGGGCAGCCAGGGTGATCGGGGCCAGGATCACCAGCAGCACCGCCGCGAGTGCGGCGGTGATCTGCCGCTGCTGCTGGTCGTACTCCTCGAACGTCACGCCGCCACCTGCCCGGACTCCCTGCTTGCTGCAGGCCGCGGGCGGCTGGTGTTGCCGCCGACCAGGGCGGTGAGCTGACGCATCGGTTCCTCGCGGTCCTGCTCGGTCATCTCCGCGCGTTCCTCCGCTGAATATCCGAGGTCGATGCGGGCTCGTTCGCGCGGGATGATCCCGCCCGCGTAGAGCTTGGTGACCGCGTCGGCGCGGGCGGCATAGGTGGGGGTCGCGGGGTCAGACCAGCGGACTTCCAGCGCGGACAGTTCGATGTCGGGTGCTCCGTCCATGATGTGCACCGCCAGGCGCATGACCTGCCGCCACGCCGCCCCGAACATCCGGGCCTTGCGCTCGCAGGTCTTCACCAGCCTCGCTTCCGCCGCCCTGATCGCCTCGGCGGAGGCGGGGTTCTCGCTGGAGAAGGACAGGTATTGCGGGGGCAGGCCGGTGTAGGCGGCGAAGTGCTTGGCGAGTTCCTGCAGGCCGGTGGTGAAGTTGATGAGTTCGGCGCTGGAGAACTCCGAGGCCTTGGCGGCGTCGTTCTCCACGGCGAGGATGCGGGCGAAGTAGGTGTCCAGGACTTCCCGGTTCCCACCAGTGCCCCGCAGCTCTTCGGCTTCAACACCGAACAAGATCCGCTGCGGTACGGCGAGCAGCTCGGCGGCGGCCTGCAGGTTCATCATCATCCGCGCGGCGGCGTCGGTGACGCTGCGGAGTTCGGGGGTGATCTCGCTTTGCCCCCGCCGGTCCGCGAGGCGCTGCCGGTTGGTCAGTGGCACGACCGGGCAGACGCCGAGGCCGTGGAAGACCGGCTTGCCGTCCACGCGCCAGGCGTGGTTCGAGCCGCGGTCCCGCTTGAGCGGGACGGTCCGGTCTGGGAGGTACAGGGTGGCCGATTCGACATCGGCCATATCGTCCGGCACGTAGGTCCGCAGGGCGCGCGTGACCTTGTGGGTGCGGATGTCGGTCTCGGCGTACATGGTCAGCGGCGATTCGACTCGGATCACCGGGACTTCAGGGTCGTCATCCGGGCCGGGGGCGGCGATGGTGACCAGGCAATCTCCGGCGACCAGGGTTTCCAGGTGCCCGAGGCTGGATTCCTCGTCCATGTCGTTCGCGCGCCACCACTCGGTGAGCCGGTCCAGAGCGCCGGGTTTGCCGGCCAGGCCGAACGAGGCGATGTCCAGGCGCTGCTCGATCGCGTCGATATACAGGCGGGGCCAGCCGATCGCGGCGGTGAGCGCGCGCATCTCCGGCGGGGTGGCGATACCGATGGCCTTCAACCGGTGGGAGGCCTCGTAGTAGGCGGCGGACGCCTTGAGCCGTGGTTGCCGGGCATCCAGTTTCGTCGAGAGTTGCAGGACGTGATCGTCATACGGGATGGTCAGGACAGGGCCACCACCTTCTTACTGCGGTTGTAGCGGGACATGAGGTACTCCTGCCGGGCGCCCCAGGCGAGGATCGCGGTTACCGCGGCGTCGATCTTGCGCGGAGAGTCCTTAGTGGATTTCCGGATGCTGATCGCGTCGTAAACCGTGGGGTGGCGGTGCGCGTTGAGGACGTGTTGGCGCAGGGTGCGGTCACCGTCGTGGACCAGCTCCTGCTCCAGCAGCGCGTCCAGGAACTTCTCTGTCTCCAGGGCGAAGCGCTTCTGCTGGGAGCGCATGTCGTAGGCCACCCACTGGTTCGGGCTGGCCTTGACCTTGAGCTTGCGGTGGAACGAGCGGGCCCAAGAGTCCACATAGGACTCGAACTCGCGGATGTCCGCGCGGAACGCCACCACGCGGTAGCGGGAGAACACCCAGCGCACCATCGCGTCGACGTCCTCACGGGGAACCTCCCCGCCGTAACGCTCGGGGTCCCACACCTTGAGCGTGAACAACGCGCCGTCCGAGACGCGGCAACACACCAGGGCTGACCAGTCGCGTGTCCTGCTGCCGTCGAAACCGAGGGTGATCGTGTCTCCGGGCTCCAGGCGGACATCGGCCTGGCAGCGATCCCACTCATGCGGGGCGACCCAGGAGTCCTCCGCCGCGTTGACCTGGTTCAACCACTTGCGGCGGGACTCGCTGATCGGCCGGCGGATGTCCAGGATCGAGGCGATGATCGTGTCCAGGTCCAGCCAATCGGCGTCCCCGGCCGCGACCTGCAGGCCGGCGCGGAGGGCGGCGATGCCGGCCGCGAACCCTTCTGGGTCCTCGGCCTCATGCGGGATTTCCGAGACCGGGGTTCCGGCTGGCGCCTCCAGGGCGTCATACAAGATCCCGGTGTCGATGGCCTGCCCGGCGAGCACCGCCTGGTGGGCCTCGTAATCCCGCTCCGCATCCGAATCCTGTCCGGGGATGTGGGCGTTGCAGATCGACAGTGAGCGGCAGCCGCCGTAGGCGGCCTTGTCGACGTTTCCGGCGATGACCTCGGCCATCGCGTGCCCGGAATTGGCCTCGACCCACCACTGCGTCTCGTTCTTCACCACGAACGTCGGGCGTTTGCCCTCCAGCGCGAGGGGCGAGCTGGTGACCGCTTCGATCATTCCTCCGGCGCGGGAGTAGATGATCGTGCGGTTCACCTCCAGGCCGTACTCCTCGCGGAGCTTCGCGCTGGCCATGGCCGGGAACAGGGAGAACGTGTTTCTCGTCTGATCTTGGGAGACGGCGGCGATCTGAATCCACGCGGCGCTACGTGGTGCGCCGACCGGGGTGGTGACGTCGAAGTGGGAGAAGGCGACCGGCCCACACAACTCGACCAGTGCCATGGCTCCGGCGAGGGGGTCTTTACCCCAGCCTTTAAGGCGTCTGAGCAGCCCGGATCTGTAGATGAAGCGGCCGTCGGTGTCGACGGCGTACCACCATAAGAGGAAGCGGGCCTGTTCCAGCGTCGGCAGGAATGGCTGTCCGGCCCGGGGTCCGCTCGGTTGGGTGACGTACTGGCCGAGCCAGTTGATGACGCCCCAGCCGAGGGAGTGCTGCGGGAGCCACCAGCCCCCAGTCCGTAGGCGCCGCCAGGTCGGTCCGGTCACGTGGGAGGGGGCGTGCTCTAGCAGCTCGTCGAGGGTGTTGTCTGACAAGAGCGTCGCCCCCGGCGCGGCTTAGGCCGCGGTGCGCTGGTGCAGCTCGTCGGCTACAGCGGTGGCAATGGCCGGCAGCATGGGGCCCAGCGCCGCGGCCAGCTGCTCGGGGGTGATCTGGACCGGTGCGGGGGCGTTGACCTTCTCGGTCAGGGCGTCGAGCTTGGCGCTGACCTGGTCGGTCTTGACGTTGTTGTAGACAAGCCAGTCGCCGGCCGCGTAGGTCGGCTGGCCGGTACCGGGGGTGTCCTTGCGGTAGTTGGGGTTGGGCAGCTGGTCGTTCCAGGACACGTCGTCCTCCTTGTTTCCATGAGCGAGCTGGTTGGCGCGGGTGATCACGTAGTCCCACGGGAAGGCCGGGCCGGGGTCGGTGTGGGTGCCGTCGCCGGTTCCGACGGTCCAATCGACGTGACCGCAGATCCCCCAGTCCCCGGCCGCGACCTGATGCGGGGAGAGTTTCTTGATCTCGATGCCCCGGGCCTGGACCCGCTCGGCGAGCCAGCCGGCCAGCCGATCGAGCATCGCCCTCGGGTTCGCGCAGCCATCGACCATGCCGGTGGAGAGCCACTGCTCCCGGGACCAGTGGGCGAAGCCACACAATTCGACGTTCTCGGAGATCGGGTTCGCCGACAGCACGGTCCAGGATGCGCGGTCATACGGGACGTACTGCTCGACGCTGTTCGCGTCGATCCCCACATGCGAGGAAGCCTCAACATCGGTGCGGGCGAAGAAGTCGCCCAGCGACTGAGCAGTGCGGGCGCCCTCGGCGGTGTGCACGACGAGCAGCCGCACCTTGGCGCCGCCGCGGGATGAATGGTTCGGAGACGGAATCAGGATGTTCCCCCAGGAACTGGACGCGAATGCGGGAAAACCCCGGGCAGCCGCGACCCACCCGCGCAGGCGGGGTTCGGTGGGTGCGCTTTACACAGCCGCCCGAGGCAAGACAGGGCGAAAAAGAAGGCCGGGAAGCGCCACAGGGGTGCTCGACCCGGCCGAGAGGACCTGACAAGCAGCAGGTCAGAGCGCAGGTTAGGCTGCACTGGCCCCGTGAGGGGGTAGCAGGCCGGGAAACCGTCGGGGGGCTTCCCGGCCTGCGTCTACTTCGGCCGGCTACTGGGCCAGGCGCTCCCGGAACATCGCGGCCAGATCGATGACCTCACCGCGGGCCTGCTCGCGCTCGACTTCCAGACGCACCCGGCGGCGGGCTCCCTCGGAGACCAGCAGATCGGTGAGCGCCGAGTTGATCGCGGCTAGCATCTGTGAACTCGGCTTGCCGCTCTTCACCAGTCGATCGGCGAAGTGCAGGGTGAACCGGGCGTAGGCCCAGTCGCTGGGTTCGTAGTACTTCGACTGCGCGGAGGCCTTCAGGCTCTCGTAGAAGTCTACGATGATCGGATGCGGATCGGGCAGACCCAGCTCGGGCACAGGCACGACGCCGATCGCGGAGATCTTCTCGGCCGGGACGTCGTCCTTGTTCCGACGGAGTCGTTGGTGGGAGCGTTTGGGCACAGGGCCACGGGCGCCCATGCGACCACCTTTCTGCATGCCATTTTCACATCAGTTGATATTTAGCACGTTTAATTGGCTCCGCGTTAACTCTCATGGCCATGACAACGTAATCATTCATTGCAACCTACCCCAGTCGGGTAGTATGTTGAATTCAACAGTGATGATCTGGTAATTTTCGACCTCGTTAACGACAAGAACCTGGGGCACCGCGCCTATTCCTTGGCGCCGTCGGGGGAATAAATTGCCGTCGCGCTCCGGTTCGCTGAAAGTGAACTGGGTGAAAAATGGCCAGATTGAAATTCTTGACCATCCTATCCACCGCCGCATGCCTGGTCTTGATCGGAGCATCAACGGCCAGTGCCGGAGGCGATACGAAGGGGATGGAATCATCGGGAAGCATACCGGCTTTTGGTTGCACAATCCAGGAAGTAAACAACCCTCACTGGTCTCCAGAGCCACGGGCAAATTCGGTAATCTTTAAGACGAAAGTTGCCTGCGGTAGCGACCATCGAGTCCGTTGCCGGGGCTCCTTGTACTACAGCACCGGTGGCGCACCAAACGTCGCCGTCCAGTCGGATTATGAGCAGGACGTCAAGGCCAATAAGTCTATGACGTGGTACACGCCCGAGGAGGGTAAAGAGAAGGTCCAGTACTCGGCTAATTTTCAGGGCGAGAGCTGGTGCAACATCGTCGGCGAAGGTGTTTTTGGGAACCAGTCCAGCAATGTTGTCTATGTCCAAGCCGGTGGGTTTGCTGCATCGAAGGACAGTCTGACCGCTCCCATCAACACCTACTGCGGAATCCACAGTGTTGATGACCCATACTGGAATGTCAGCCTGGACAGTGTGGTCATGGTAACCAAAGTGGGCTGCCAGGAAGACCACCCGGTCCGAGTCAGGTGCCATAGCAGCCTGTACTACAGCACCGGCCAGTCCCCAAACGTCGCGGCAACCTCGGATTACGAACAGACCGTGTCTGGCCAGGGCGAGGTCTACTGGCTCACGCCCAAGGACTCCAAGGTTAAGTACTCTGCCACATTCCAGGGCGAAAGCTCGTGCTATGAAGTCGGCCACCCGGTTTTCGAGAACAAGGGTAGTCGGCAGGTCTACGTGAAAGTCCCAGGCTGATGCAAGGAATGCCTCAGTAGGGGCATAATGAGGTGCTGGCTCCGGGGCATTCAGCTCGGGACCAGCACCTCTGCTGTACTCAGACCATCGAGGTGTGTATGCGGATCGAGCCTGTGGACGAGCGCAATAGCTCCTGGGAGGACGACACGCCGCGGTTTAGGGTGTACCTGTTTCAGGGAGGGGACGAACCGGGGCATTCATGGGCTGCCAGCACCTACGACGTAACCGGAGCCACCGTTCTCGACACAATCCGGTGGGCGGAGGAGCAGGCCGGCACCGAGCAGCTCTACGCAGTAGCACTTGTCGTAGACCTTGACGGAGGCTCGGCGAGCCGTCAGCGCGGCCTGGTGTGGATTTTGGGAGTGGACGCCAATCTCAGCAGACCAACCGATGCTCAGCGCAATGAACTAGCCGGCATGTATGCCCGTCGCGCAAAGCCGCTTTCCCGCGGCAAAAGTTTCTGATCTGAACCGCAACGTAGATCTTGTCGCTCGGGAGACCCTGCCCCCAGTGACTTCGACGTAGGTCCGGCCTCAAGTCAGATGCCGGCCACAGCTCGTGGACCTGAAAACCCGTACAGAGCCGGGTCGCCGCATAACGCATCGGTCCAGAACGCCACCGCAGGGGAAGCCCCCTGGGGTGGCGCGAAAGTCTATTCAATTTGTCAATACGAGCACCACGACACTAAGCAAATCCACACGTGGAAAGCAACCCGAAAAGCGGGAAGCGACCACGCGCACAATCCCATTCCCACACCCGGGGCCAGTGCGCTACTCGCGTAGCGCGTACTAGTAGCGGCTACTGCCGCATACCGGGGTGCCGCTGTAGCGGCCTAGTCCGCAGTGCGCGCAGCCGCGCACGCGCTAGTGCTCCTTCTCGGGAGCTTTTCCGTGCATGGCACGGAGTGCACACCGCACGCAAATTCTCCGGACTGTGGTTATCCCCAGGGTGAATGTGGTCTACCTCGGTAGCTCTACCCCTACAGAGAGGGCCTGCTATTCGGCAGGCCCATCTATCCCTTCGGAGGATGCCTGCCCTTAAGGCAGGCCAGTCATCCGGTAGCTGTTGGGATCTTTGGGAAGTAGTCCAGGACATCTATCACCGGAGAGATCCTCATGAGCACCCCTTCGAGGGGTGCTCTACTTATCCCTGAGATCCATCGAACGCGCTGCAATGCGCGTTCTGGATAGATGAACCCTGCACGGGCAGGGTCTGACTTCTGCGGCCCTTTCAGGGCCGGATCACCTGAGCTACTCGGTTCAGGTGATGAAGGTCGTTCGGTCGCTTTCGCTCCCTCACTCCTCTATGGGTGCCGCAGAGCCAGTTTCGCGGCATTCAAGTGATGCAACTCACTTAATTGCCCGTTGACAGACCGAGGTGACATCGGGCAACCGGCGAGGGCAGAGCTCGAACAAAACCTCTTCACCTGGGGAAATGCTTCAGCAGCGGTGACTTAGGTCACTGTAAGTTGCAAACCAAAGGTTTTGGAACGTAACTTTCTCGGTGTCAGGCCAGCGGGCACCACGGCAGGCCGGACAGAGCAAGACCAGGGGGCAGACGGGCCGCCGACCGGAGTGTGACCGGCGGAATCGGAGACCGGCGCCAACCGTGCGAACTTTGATAACTACACAGGGAATAAGCGACTGGGCGCAGCCTTACCGTGCCCCGAATGAGTATGCGAGTTAGGCGAAGACCCCCATTAGGGCAGGCGAGCCAGCACGCCATCAGCTGCAATGACCCCACATTCGTGGGCGAGCGAACGGCGAAAACTTCGGGGTGTCCCAGAATGACGGTTGTTTGACTTTCTTGTTACCGCACGCGGCATTGTCCGCGTGCGGCTCTGGCAAGTCGAACTGGAGGGAATTCGCAATGCGAGAGCATTACTGCGCTGAATTATCCAAGGGTTTCTGGGTCTTTGCCTGGCGCGAGGCCGGGTCTGATCTCATCTCTTCCCGCTTGGCTGAAATCTCGTTCGCCAGCGCGACATCCGACGGCGAATGGAAATGGGGAAGTGTTTACACAAAGCGATTCGGCATGACAGTTCTTGAATGGCTGGATTTCTATTGGGATTACCAACAGGTTCTCCCCATTCATACCTGGCGGAATCGTCAGCTTCGCTCGGCAACCAACTAGTCCGAAGGATCGATGAGGCATGTGTGAGAACTGTGCCGCCTACTTCCTGTCCGTGACCTATCTCGAAGGCATCGGATGTCCGACGGTCATCGCGTGTGGAATCGCTGTCGGATACGTCAAAGAAGAGTTCGGCTATGTCTGCGTCGGGGAGTGCAAGGCATGAACGTCATCCCGAGCATCTACGTGGCGTCCCTGACGGATTACAACTGCGGACGCCTGCACGGGGTATGGATCGACCTCGGGGCCGGAGTCGACTCCGACGACGTCATGAACCAGATCGTGGAAATGCTGGCGGACTCGCCCGCCGTCCGGTTCGGAGAGGACTGGATCGCTGAGGAATGGGCCATCCATGACCACGAAGGGTTTGAGGGCTACAAGGTTTCCGAGTACCACGACCTCGGGGAAGTCATGGAGGCCGCTGAAGCGATCGAGCAGCACGGCGAACCCATGGCCCTGTGGCTGAGCCTGCCTGATCGGTCGGTCGCCGACGCGATCACATCGTTCAATGACGCGTTCCGGGGTGTGTGGGAATCGCCCGAAGACTGGGCAAATGACGAGTTCCGGGAAATCTATTCCGAAGTAGTCGCTGTGATGGATGAGTGCGGCTATCTGACGTTCAATGCTGATTACTACATCACCGAAGCACAATCGAATGGCGGAGTTCAGTTCGAAAGGACCGCTAATCGCTGTGTCGCTGTCTTCGATACCTGCTCCGTGTAAGGCATCACCAATTTTCCGAGAGGGGGCCCGTTGTGGTCAGATGGCTTTACGACGAAAAATATGTAGAGGCCGCACATGAGGCCCTGAAGCGGCCGGATTGCTTCCTGTACTACGGAGACACCGATCTCTTCGGTTCCTGGGGTCTGCTGCCGTTCGGGCAGCATCGAGATTCCGGCTCCCTGGATCGGTCGAACTATCGGACCATCCTCGCTGACTTGCAGGGTACTGCTGTCCATGATGACCCGGACGGCGACGGCGCCGAGAATTCGACAGAGTTCGTCGACGACTTCCGTTCCTCGCACTGGTTGGTGGGCTGGTCTGAACAGATCATGTGCCGCGTCCTGATCGACCCCAATGGGCTGATCGAGATCGATAATCTGACCCGGACGTTCTGCCGCTCAGTGGAGATACAGCACGCATTGGCCGATTATCCGATCTTCGACGAATCCGATTGGTCGGAACTCGAATACACCGAGTGCATGGAAGCTTTCGAGTCGACGTGGTCAGGCATGTTTTGGGAAGAGGTATCACCCAATCATGCCGATGAGAACATGAAATACGACGTGTGGCGGAAACTCACCGAATGCGCATATCCGGAGGGCTTCTCCGATGAGGAGATTGCCGAAGCGGTGCTCGCCTGGACCTGGGACTTTGCCTGGGCCGACTATCACGCGACCTACGCTGACCAGCTTGTCCTGTTCTGAGCCTGTACCCGCACGGTAGCGACGCGTGCCCTGCTCGCGTCCCTGCCGTGTCGGCACAGACCGACCTGACAGGAACGAGAACACCATGAGCGACAGACAAGATCGCCCGCTGGTTAAGTACGGCTTCGACCCTAAAACCGGAGAGGGTGTTGCCCTCTTTGAGTCGATGTCATCCCCGGATTACTGGATTGTTCTGACCTACCCGGATCAGGTATCCCCAGACCTGTACGAATACGGGAGCCTCGCAGAGGCCGAATTAGAATACACGGCCGTCCTGGCCTACTGGGCCAACGCGCAGCGCTAAAAGCATTCACGAATTCGATCCACGGGATAACTCTGCCCAAAATCAGCAGGAAAGGAAATGGCATGGACACTGAACCTGCCGCATCGCGGGTCGCACTCGGGGTGGCATGGCTGAACGAGAACAAGCCCGGATGGCGAGCAGCCGACTTCGAATACCTCGACATATCCAGTGCCGCCCACTGCATTCTCGGCCGCGTATTCGAGACGGAGGGTCACAAGCATCATAAAAAGGGCTACTTCTATGTGCTTGAACACCTGTTGACCGAGGACGACGCCCGGTATCCGAATCGGTGGGCCATGCGGCATGGGTTCCTCTGGTATCCCCCGGAGGAAGAGGCCGAGGACGAACTAGAAGAGGAATGGTCCCAGGTTCTGGGGCTGAAGAAATTGGAAGCCGCATAACCACTGACCCATCCGGGGATACGCGCCGCTGTGTGCGGGTTCAGTAAGGCACGGCCCCTTTGTCGTCCGTGCCTTGCTGTACCTGTCCATTCACTCAGCAAGGAGAAAGGTATGACCGAGGTAACCGACATCGATACCCGCATCGCGCGGGGCTGCACGTGGCTGGACACCATCCGGCCCGGCTGGCGGAACCGGGACTGGACCGGCTTCGACATCGCCAATGTCCAGGGGTGCGTCCTGGGCATCGTGTTCACCGACGACGCCGAGGAGAGCGACTGCTACAGCGGCTTCGATTACGTGCTCAACGAGCTTCTGCCCGCCGCAGGCTTCGACGAGGAAGACCGTTCGATGTCCTGGAGTGCTCAGCACGGCTTCGACACGCATTTCGGCGGTACAGGTGACGGCGTGACCCATGCGGTCCTGCAAGCGGCGTGGTGCCGCGAGCTGGGCATCGAGAACGAGTACGAGGTGGCGGCATGACCACCACCCTGGACTTGGTGTCCGCGACCCGACCGGCCCTGTCCGCAGCGCAGCGGGACAACGTCGAGCGTTGGGTCCAGGCCTTGCGCTACGGCGGACACGAACAATCCGAAGGACAGCTTCGCCGGAGCGGTCCCGCACCCGGCCAGGTCGCCTACTGCGTCGAAGGTGTCGGCGCCCTGAGCTTTGGGCTACTCGGTGACGGGGACGGTTTCCTGTTCCCCGACGACGAATGCGCGATCGGGAGCAGCCCGCATCTGTGGTTCGCGGCGACGTTCGGGTTCCACCCGGACAGCATGTGGCGCCTCGGAGACTGCGTTGGGGCACTCTCGACCCTCAATGACGGATACTGCGCCTGCTTCCAGTCCCACACGTTCACCGAGCTGGCCGAGGTGATCGAGCAGCAGGTCCTCGGCGGTCCCCGCAGCGCGTGGGAAAGGCTTGGCAGCAGGTGGCGCCGAATGTGGCGTCGTGGCCACTGAGTACATCCGGGCCATCACGGCAGATCTCGGCGGTGGGCACCGCTCCGCGTGGTGCATCACCGCCGATCGGGTCCACTGCAACGAAGCGCAACTGAGCGCCCGCGTCCTGCGGGCGCACGAACAGCGCTACCAGCACGGCGACGCCCGCATCATCGCCTGGAACTGGTATCGCCTGGAGCACGGCTGGTATGTGGCACCGATCGGTGTCCGGGCTGATGACGACACGCGCTACGTCTACAAGGTCATCGAGCGCGACGACACCCAAGCGAAAGCCTTGAGGCTGCGCCTCGTCGCCCGCTGCGACCAGGCCGGAACCCTCGCGCACTTCTTCGACCCCGGCTCGACGCTCGACGCGTGGTGTGTCTCCGCGGATTTCGAGCCGGTCACCTTGCGGATCTTGACCGCGTCTCTGCGCGACTAGCGGTCTCCCTGCGACCCACCCACCCCGCGCTGGTGGGTCGCTCGGTTCCCGCTTGTCCCCAGAAAGGCATGACCCATGACCGAACACCCGAAACTCCAACGCGTGCGGAATCTGCTCGCGCAGGCCGAGAACCCCGCCTCCACCGAATCCGAAGCAGAGGCCTTCAACGAGCGGGCCCAGGCCTTGATGGCCGAGTACGGCATCGACGAAGCGATGCTCGCCGAAACCGGCCAGGTCGAAGACCACATCGCCGAAACCCAGATCTTCGTGCCCCCGCCCTACAGCGTGGAGAAGGTCAACCTGCTGTGCGCCGTTGGCCGCGCCTACCGATGCCGCTCCAAGTATCAGCGGCACTACCAGGATGGCCAGAGCGGCCACCTGGTCACGGTGCTCGGGCACCGCTCGGACCGCGAACGGGTCGAGCTGCTGTTCACCTCACTGCTGCTCCAGCTGGTCACCGAGCTGGCCCGGACGAAGCCGAAGTATCACGGCGAATCGGTCACCGCCTACCGCAAAGGCTGGCTGACTGGCTACAAGGCTGAGATCCATGAACGGCTGACCGGCGCCGAACAGCAGGCCATCGCCGCAGCGGTCCCACCCGGCAGCCCCAGCACCTCCGTCGAGCTGGTGCTGAGCACCCGCAGCGAACGCGTCGAGGCCGAGTTCACCCGCCGCAACCCGAAGGTCCGCGTCGCCAAGGCCCGCACGGTCTCCGGCTCGGGCTACTTCGATGGCCGCGACGCCGGAACACGCGCCGACCTGGGTCGCGCCGCCATCACCCGCAGCTCCTAGACCACTCCCACCCGTGGTGGTCCCCACTAACCCCAGGGCGGGGACCACCACACCCTCTACACCGAGAAAGGCATGAACCAATGGACTACCCGTTGACGGTCGATGACCGCCTCGGTGGCGGATTCGTGATCGTGGAGATCACCCGGGCCGGGCTCGCCGGCCTGGACCCGCAGTGCTTCGACTGCGAAGGCTTCTTCGACCGTGACCAGCCGGTCATCCACACCCGGCAACAGGACGAAGACCCGCAGGAGGACGGCTACTACTTCTGCAAGCACTGCGCCCACCACCGCAAAACCGCCCGCGCGGTGTTCGACAACCCGAACCGCGCCCTGCGCCCGAGCGATCCCCGCATCGAGCACAAGATCCTGCGCCTGCACCAGATCATCAACCAGAAGGCTCGGCGTCCTGCTCTCCGGAACGCGGCCAAGAGAGCCTTGGACACGATCTACTCCGACCTCGGTCGTGACCCGGACACCGACGAGCTGACCCGCTACGGGCGCCTGACCAACCCGCAGATCTGGACCGACACCAGCTACCTGGACAACGACGAGCTGACCGTGCGACAGATCGCCGACCGGATCCGTGCCGACCTGGCGGTCACCCGTGAGGCTGGGAAGCTCCCCGCGGAGCAGCTGGCCGAGATCAGGATCGCCGACCCGATCGCCGACATCCCCGACCAGATCATCATCAGGGTGCGGCTCACCGACAACGGCACCGTCATCACGACCGACATCAGCAACATCCCCGAGGGATGGGGATACACCGTCGACCACCTCGGAATTCCCCGCTATACCCCCGAATCCATCGCGCTGCTCGAAGCGGTGACGGACATCGTCGGCGCCTACAGCTGGGAACGCACCTGCTGCGGTAAGACCACCTCCCGCTACCTGACGAACATCAACATGTACCCCCTGCTGCGCTCACCGATTCCCGCCCCAGAAAGAGAGGCTTGATCCGTCATGTCCACCGAAGCGATGAAGCCGATCTTCTACCGGCTGCCCGCTGATCTGCTGGAAGACGGCATGAGCACCGACGACGGGCAGGACATTCTGGAGGTCGTTCGATCGCCGGAGGACGGCACGATCTTCTACCTGGTGTTCACCCCGCGCTCAGATGATCCCGCGCAGCACGAGAGCAATCAGACCGATGCGGAATGGCGGATCACCAAGTCCGGCGCGATCGTCGATCTCGCGCGGTTCTCCGATACGGGCACCGACGGCTCACATCTGCCCGAAGCCGTCGTCCTTGACTGGGGCGACTTCCCTCCCACCGCAGACGATTCGCTCGACGCGGCGGCGTGATCACGATGCCGTTCTACGAAGTCCGCATCGTGCAGGAAGAGATCTTCCGGGTCACCGTCGAGGCCGATCACCAGGACCACGCCATCGAGGTCGCGGGCAGCGCCGTCGCGGAACATCCCTCGCTGTACTTCGCCGACTACGGCGACGGCAGCACCACCGTCACCCAGGTCCCCGAACCGGTCAGCCCGGATCAGATCGCCGAAGTGATCCGAGCGGAAAAGAGCTTTCTGGATGTCACCGACCACGACGAGGAGCACTCCCTATGTGGATAGACGCCGCCGGTCTGGCCCGGCACTTTCCTGCCACACCCGAGAAGAACCCGCCGGAGAAGATCCGCACCGAACACCGCCCAGGAGATGACCCCGCGATGCGCCCCATCACGGTGACCTTCCACGTCGACCACACCAACGGCACGCAGGTGACCCTCTCCAAAGAGGCAACCCACCTCGGAGAGATCCCCGACAAGCTCTGGGACCGGATTCAGAAAGCCCATGACGCGCTCACCCGCTACGTCCTGGACAAGCAGGGGTGGCCGCTGGCCTACGTCGGCGGGCGCCTGAAGCCCGGCGAGGCGCTCACCATCCGCAGCGTCGAAGTCATCCACCCCACCAGCAAGGAGGACGGCCGTGCCGATGCCTAAATACCTCGACGACCTGACCAGCGCCATCGGTTACCTGCGGTCCGCGCTCCAGGAACTGGAGCAGCAGCCCGCGCCGCTGAACATGCGCGAGGCCAGATGCCTGTCCACCTCGGCAACCCAGCTGCACATGGGTGTGGTGCGCCTGGTCGCCCACATCCGGGAGCACAGCAAACACATCACCCTCGGCGAGCTGGCCGACGACTGGCCTTTCACCTCCCGCTACCTGTTCAACCTGCACACCCGGCTCAGCCCGATGCACGACCACAGCAGGACCGTCGCCGAACTCATCAACGCCTTCGACGAAGAGGTCCAGCGCCTGCAAGACCTCGACATCAACGTCGAAGACGACGAGATCCACTCTGGTTGACTTCCCCGGCACCCACACCCCGCATGAGGGGGTGGGTGTCCCGGTGGCCACCCAGAACAGCCACCGGAAAAGAGAAAGCCTTGACCAAGCAGTACTTCGACCTGTGGGACGCCTTCGGGTTCGCCCACGACGTCGCCATGGAACTGAGCCACAGCACCGGCCAGGCCTGGCAGCCCGAGCAGGGCAACGATCCGGCCGGCCAGGACGCCTACCTCGTCGGCCCCGATGACGCCCGTATCCGTGTCCGCCGAGCCCCGGCACTCCACCTCCAGGACCGGATCTACCTCACCGGCACCATTCCCTCAGGCTGGCTGGATCACTGGCCACGCGACGAGGACGGCGATCTCCTACGAGCCCGGATCAGCTTGGCGATCACCAAGTCCGCCAGCCAGGCCGCGGGGGAGATCGAACTCCGCCTGCTGACCTGGCACCTGCGTGACCTGGCCACAGCCCGCGCGGCCAAAGCCCTGCACGACCAGCAGCACCAGCACCGCCGCGAGCTGGTCGGCCAACTCCTCCAGCAGCTCGGCGAGCAGGCCCAGGACGCCACCGCGTACCGCCCGGAGACCACCGTGATCTTCGGCGCCCACAACAAGCCCGTCCAGGCGGAGATCACCCTGCCCGGCTGGGACGACGTCGCCGAGATCGCCCTGCGACTGCGTCCCGCGGCCCTCGCGGTCGCGCTGGCCCCGCTGCTGCGCCAATTTCACGACGCAGCCTGACCAAGCCTGCCCTGCCGAGCCGGACACCGGCTTGCTTCCTGGCGTCCCGGAAACCGTGTGGAGAGGTTTCCGGGCCGCCCCTTATCCCTGGAAAGGACCACCGCGCCATGCTCACCACCGAGACCCACGTGCTCACCTTCGCCCGCCAGCTCGCCCCCGAGCTGTCCGTCACCGACGAACAACCGTGGACAGTGTTCCCACCTGAACCCGGGCACCGGGACAACTACTGCTTCCTGGCCAGCGCCGCCGGAGATGTCCTCCGGCTCCAGATCACGAACCGGCCAGGCCGGGAGCACCAGATCGTCACCATCGCCGGACAGCTGCCCCGGGACCTGCTGCTCATGGTCAACGGCTCCGAGCATCCCGCGCAGATCGACATCGACATCATCGCCGTGCCGGCACGCACCGCCCGCCACCTCCAGCGCCACGTCCTACCCGAGTACCGAAACACCCTGCGCCAGGCGCGCGCAGACCAGAACCGCGCCCAGCAGGACATCGAGCACGCCGAAGAACTCGCCGGCCACATCCTGCAGCTGCTCGGCCCCCACGCCGAGCCTTACCGCGGAGGACGCACCGTCCGCACTGATCAGGTCCGTGTCGAAGCCAACGACGACAGCATGTTCGGCACCGTCACCGCCCGCCGGGACTACAGCATCGAGGTCACCCTGCGGCTGACCGAAGAGAAAGGTTTGAGCTTGATCGAATACGTCCGGAAGGTCGCCGACCAGGCAAACTGATCATCAACAAACTGCCGACGATGATGAATTCTCAGAATGAAAGGCTTGAAGTCGTCCGTGCGAACATAGTCGTACCGGCCACTACCCAAAGCAGAGAAGCCCGACAAGTCGCCTTCCGTTCAACGGTGTAAATATATTCGGACTTCAGTTGGAACGATGCTTCCGCAGTGCGTAGCCAGGTTTAGTGACCAAACCGGCGCAAAAAGATATGGGATGACGCGCACATGGATACACGGACAAGGGGTGGCTGTTTTATCCTGCCGTCGTGGCTTCCAATTCGGTCTCGGACCTCTTCGATCCCAGTGCGTGGAAACCGGTTGAGGGTTTCAACTTCACCGACATCACCTACCACCGCGCGGTGGACCAGGGAACGGTGCGGATCGCCTTCAACCGGCCGGAGATCCGCAACGCGTTCCGGCCGCATACCGTCGACGAGCTGTTCCAGGCCGTCGAGCACGCCCGGATGTCCCCGGATGTCGGCTGCGTGCTGCTGACCGGCAACGGGCCCTCGCCGCGCGATGGTGGCTGGGCCTTCTGTTCCGGCGGTGACCAGCGGATCCGCGGCAAGGACGGGTACAAGTACGCCGAGGGGGAGACCGCCGAGTCGATCAACCCGGCGCGGTCCGGACGGCTGCACATCCTGGAGGTGCAGCGGGTCCTCCGGTTCATGCCGAAGATCGTCATCTGCCTGGTGCCCGGCTGGGCGGCCGGCGGCGGGCACTCGCTGCATGTGGTCTCCGACCTGACGATCGCCAGTCGGGAGCACGCCCGGTTCAAGCAGACCGACGCCGACGTGGCCAGCTTCGACGGTGGTTTCGGCTCCGCGTACCTGGCTCGCCAGGTCGGGCAGAAGTTCGCCAGGGAGATCTTCTTCCTCGGTGACACCTACGACGCCGAGACCATGCACCGGATGGGTGCGGTCAACGCCGTCGTGCCGCACGAGGACCTGGAGAAGGTCGGCCTGGAATGGGCCGCGAAGATCAACGGTAAGAGCCCGACCGCGCAGCGGATGCTCAAGTACTCGTTCAACCTGATCGACGACGGCCTGGTCGGCCAGCAGCTGTTCGCCGGCGAGGCGACGCGGCTGGCCTATGGCACCGACGAGGCTGCCGAGGGCCGGGACTCGTTCCTGGAGAAGCGCAGCCCGGACTGGTCGCCGTACCCCTGGCACTACTGACCCGCTCGCCGCTCCAACCGGCTGACCGTTTGGCCACCACCCACGCTCCTGAATGACGAGGTGACTGCTGTGCCCTCCGCAGACGTCAACGGCCGGCTGATCCGGTATACCGATACCGGCGGGGACGGTCCCTGCGTGGTGTTGTCGCACGGCTTCTTCTTGGATCACTCCGTCTTCGCTCCTCAGATTGAGGAACTGGGTGCGAGCTACCGGATCATCGCCTGGGACGCTCGTGGCCACGGTGGCACCGTCGATGATGGTGTGCCTTTCACCTACTGGGATTCTGCTGGCGACCTAGTCGCCCTACTTGATCACCTGGAAATCGACCAAGCTGTGTTGGGAGGTGTCTCCCAGGGCGGATTCATCTCCCTCAGAGCGGCACTGCTCGCACCGGCCCGGGTTGCCGGGCTCATCCTGTGCGACACGGAGGCGACTGCCTGCGATCCTGGTGACCAGATCGGTTACCGACAGCTCTTCGACGCTCTGCGCGCGCATGGCCCGGTCGAGGACATCACTGTTCCTCTGTCCACGCAACTGCTCGGGGACAACCATCACGCCGCAGCGTGGCGGGAACGCTGGCCACAGGTGACGCTCCCTCTGGGAGCACCGGCTGACTGTCTGCTCGGCCGGGACGACGTCCTAGACAGGCTTTCGGAGATCACCTGTCCCGCTTTGCTGATCTGGGGCTCGAAAGATGTGTCCCTGCCGCGCAATCGCATGGATGCGCTGCAGGCCGGACTCGCTTCCGCTACTGCTGTGCAGGTGATTGAGGGGGCCGCGCACACGCCCCCGCTGACGCACCCGGAGATCGTCAACCCGCTGCTGACAGACTTTTTGCAGCGGAGCCTCACTCAGGCTGGCTGAGGCGGCTCAGCGAGATCTGCCGGGCTGGTTCGAGTGCCGATGTAGAGCTGTCCCGGGATCGTGGGATCGGGCATCTTGTACACCTGGGCCAGTAACGCCAGTTCTTCGTCATGATCCAGGTCCCAGACGCGCATGTACGGTGTGTGCCGCCCCATGAGTACCTCCTGGGCCGACCACATGCGGCGGAACTCCGGGTACGTCGACAGCTGAACCAGTAGCTTCTCGTAGGCCGCGTCAACCCGTTGGCGCGCGAACAGAGCCCGCAACCAGGCCACGGTAAGCCGCGCCTCGGTCTCCCACTCGACCATGATGGTTCGCGATCTCGGATCACCGAAGAACCAGGTCAGCACATTGCCTGCCTGTTCCAGGCCGCGGTACAGCCGGAAATACTCGGTGTTGGCGTACAGCACATCCCACGTGTCGGTCACGTAGCCGGCCGGATGGGGATGCAGTTTGTCGACCGCCTCCTGCTGTACCTGTGAGATACCGATGCGAGCCGGCACGGTGCCGCCGGTTTCGGGAAGCTGAGGCCTGACCGCGAGATCATGCAGGTGTTGCCGTTCCATGGGACCTGTCCCGAGCGCGTCGGCGAGACGATCGACTAGTTCCGCCGAAGGTCGGTCCGCGTGTCCCTGCTCAAGCTTTGTGACATACCCAGAACTCGTGTCCGCAGCGGCTGCAAGATCGGTTCGGCCGAGTGGTTGCCGAATAGTTGAAGGCTGCCCGGCGGGAAAGCCGGGAACCTCCCTTCTGGTGCGGAGATGCCGGAGATATGTACCGAATGACGGAAGTGGAACTGTATCGCCCATCACGTAACAGAAACACCTTCCTCACGCTGAGAAACCACTCAACGCAACGACATTCCGGCCCCACGTTCCCCAGCCAGCAGAAATGCGGAACCACCGGTACAGCGCCATCCCCCACCAGGGGTATCCCTGCGAAGGATACCCCAGATAGTGGCACTTGTTGATGCATCAAGGGCTTGTAAAAATTTGGTCGTTGATTTGATTAAGAACCCGGACAAGAGGGTGGGCCACTGGGGGTTCGACCCATTGTCCGACTCCATGCCACTTCGCTCCAACTGCCTCATTGAACGGCGGGTCTGAGCGGCGTGTCATGGAGTTCTTGATCGCCGGTAAGTAAGCCAGGAAACGGTATGCGCTACTTATAAACACGTATAGCTTTTATCCCGCCCACGGGTTCCCTATGACGGATTCCGGGCAGTCCACCCCTCGCTCCCTCGCGGGGAATCATGGCTCACGCCGGGGCTTCGCCAGGGGTCCGCCACGCCGAGTTGCCCGCAAGTAGGTTGACATCCAAAAAATTTGGAACCTACACTTAGGTTACCCCAGGGAGGTGACGGCACCATGCCTCGATACGGCAGCGGCCTGACGGCCGAGCTCATCCACGAGTTGAATACCAAGGAGAACCTGACCTTGACGGAGATCGGGGCGAGGTACGGAATTTCGCCGCAAGCGGTCTCGAAGATCAAAAGCAAGGGCAAGCTGAAGACGCCACGTGAGGTGGCGATGGAGAACTTTCCATGGCCCGGCATGGATCCGAAGTTCAAGCGCAGCGTCCCGTATCAGAGGATCACGGATCACCTTGAGTATGTGGTCACCGGTGGTACTGGCATGTCGAAGGCCAAGCTCACCGAGCTACGCCGCTGGTACAAGCAGTTCGGTAAGTACAACCATGTGCTGGTCTATGACCCGACAATCCCGCCTCGCCAAGGCATGCAATCCGGCGGTTGGGGACTGGAGCCGCGGGTCGAAAGCGACGCTGATCTGCTGATCAGGGAGAACGAGTACACGACCCTCAGTGATGCGGGTCGCGAAATCTGGAGAATTCCCGACCGGTTTCCTGAAATCTGAGCCAGCATTACACATCCTGGGGAAAAATGAATGTTGGATATCGAACATGACGTTGCTTTCTCGCATGCATTATTGAGTGCGCGAGCGAGAACCGTACCGAAAGGCACTGTTGTTGATGTGCACCGCAGTCCTGCGGTAAGCGTCTCTGGTCGGCTATATCAACCAGTGCGTGAGATTCTGGAGAGCGGAAATCCGGAAGTCATCCATCAAGAAATGTTGGACGACACAGGATGGATGATGGGAAAGCGGGAACGCACCATCTACATGGTGTGGCGGCACTCGCCGGAATGCCGCCGGCCTGAACCTGGAGAGGGAGGGCTGCCCGCGTGAGTGAGCATCGGTCTGTCTCTCAGTTCCGGGAGTACAACCGCTGTCCGCAGGCCTACTACTTGAAGCGGGTGGTGCGGGCGTGGGAGCGGCCGGCGGCGTGGTTGCCGCAGGGCACCGCGGTCCACGCTGCTGCGGAGCAGTGGGAGAAATCCGGCCGGCTGATGCCTCTGATGGAGGCGGAGAAGGTGTTCCGGCTCGCGTATGCGGAGTCGGTGGACGCGTTATCGGAGGTCACCCCGCGGCATGATTTCTGGATGTCCAGTGGCCGCTTCAAAGGACGGGAGGATATTCATCGGCGTTTCGACATGGGGCTTGCTCAGGTCGGAGCCTACGTGGATTACTACACCCGGATAGCGCCTGAGGAAGTTGTGTGGACCCCGCCGGGTGCGGGTCCGATCATTGAGCACGAATTCAGTCTGGATCTGGATGGCGTTCTGGTGAAGGGTTTCATCGACCTGGCTGTTTATCGCCCAAAGTCAGGTCTGGTGGTACGGGATTTGAAGACCGGGACCGACCCAGGTGACGATTTTCAACTCGTTGTCTATGTAGTCGCCCTGCAGGACGAGTTCGATGTCTCGATTGCCGGTGGGGATTACATGATGATCCGCCGGACCAAACCCACCGAACCGTTTCGACCCAAGCCCACGAGAGTCTTCGACCTGAGCGCGTGGCCACGCACGCGGCTGGTCGATGAGTTCGGCCTGCTGGATGAGTCGATCCGCGCCGAGAAGTTCGACCCGAAACCGGACAAAGCCACCTGCACCCGATGTCCGGTCCGGGCGGAGTGTTCGTTCGCCGCCTAACCGCGGCGCCCATCATCCTTCAAGGCGGTCCTGCTCCTCGGGGCCGTCTTGATGCTTTCCGAGCTTCTTCACTGGGGGTGAAGCCGCTGTATTCAATGCTGCAATCCCGCCGGGCCCGCGGCCTGGCCGGCGAGCCACTGCCGTCGGTGTTCACGGCTCTGGAGCAGTCGCAGGTCCGGTTCGTGCGGGGCCAGCTCGGACTGCTCGCAGGTGGCCCTGGTTGTGGAAAGACTGCGCTGGCGTTGACGCTGGCGCTCCGTATGGGTGTACCCGCCCTGTACTTCTCGGCCGACTCGGATGCGTTCGTGCAGTTGGCGCGGACGGTAGCGATCGTGGCCGGCTGGTCGATGGAACAGGCCACCGACCACGTGCGCCGCGATGACCTCGACTCGGTATACACCGAGCTGGCCGGGGTGCCGATCCGCATGGTCTATCTGGCATCCCCGGGCCTAGACGACATCGAACTCAGCCTTCAGGCCTATGAGGAGGTCTACGGCGAATACCCGCATCTGACGGTGCTGGACAACATCACCAACGTGCGCGAGTCCACCGGACCGGACGGAAGCCCGAACAGCGGGCTGGAGCCGCTGATGGACTGGCTGCACGAGGCCGCGCGCGGCACCCAGGCGCACGTTCTGGGTCTGCATCACGTGACCGGCCCGTTCAACGACGCGGACAAACCGATCCCGCTGTCGGGCCTTAAAGGCCAGGTCGGGCGCGTCCCGGCGCTGGTCGCCACGATCCACCGCCGCCGGCAGGAATACGGCCCGGACCGGCTGCTGGTCTCGTCGGTGAAGAACCGCACCGGCAGCGCGGACGCCTCCGGCCAGTCGTTCGCCGAGCTGGAGTTCGACGCCGCCCGCATGGCGATCAGAGATCTGTCCTATTAGGAGGTTCATGCCCGCACCCAGAACGCTCAAGACCCCGAACGGCCGGGCCGTCAAGGCCCGGGGCCGCACGTGGGAGAACCAGGTGGCCGCCCTGTTCCAAGTCCTGGGCTATCCGCAGGCCCGCCGCAACGGCGCGGTGCACGGCCGCCACGACCGAGGCGATCTGACCGGCACCCCGTTGACGGTGCAGTGCAAGGCCGTCACCCGTGTGCAGCTCTGGCGCCATCTGGATGAGGCGCTGGTCCAGGCAGGGAACAACGGCACTGCCGATGAAACCTGCGTCGTCTACAAGCGGCACGGCGCCCCGGCTGAGCAGGCGGCGTGGGTGGTTCCGGGGCCGCTGATGTTGCGGTTGCTGGCCGCCTACTACTCGCCGGCCGGATAGTCCGGTGGCCGCGGACAGCCCGATCACCGCCCTGCTCCGCTCGCATTTCCCCGACTGGATGCCGCCGGAAGACCGGCGCGTCTGGAATCCCTGTTTGTGTCCGTTCCACGCGGAATCACGTGCTTCGGCGTCGCTGTCGCACGAGCTGGGGGCCTTCCGGTGCCACGGCTGTGGGGTGCGCGGGGATCTCATCGGATTGATCAAACTGTTGGAAGGAGTCGACTATCGCGCTGCCCGATCTCGGGCGCAGGAGATCGCTGATCGAAGCGGCCAAGCGCTACCACCAGGCGCTTCCCGGGAGTCCGGCCGACGACTATTTGGCCAGCCGCGGACTGCTCGGCGCGGCGAGCGAGGGAAGCCCGCTACTGGCCGCCCGCCTTGGGTACGTCGCTGACCCGCCACCGGGGTTCGAACAGTACGCGGGCATGTTGGCGATCCCGTATCTGCGGCGCACCGCTACCGGTGTGTGGTCGGTGGTCAGCATCCGCTACAGGTGCATCACGCCGGGGTGTGAGCACGCCTATCACGGCAAGTACTCGACCGAGGCCGGGGACAAACCGCGCCTGTACAACACGATCGCTCTCACCGAGGCGCACGACTGGATCGTGCTGTGCGAGGGCGAGATCGACACCCTGACCGCCCTGCAGCACGGTGTGCCGGCCGTGGGGGTTCCGGGGACGGAGTCCTGGCAACCGCACTGGGCCGAGCCGTTCCGCGGCTACGCCTCGGTGTTCGTTCTGGCCGATGCGGACGACAAGGGCCAGGGCCGTGATTTCGCCGAACGTGTCCGTAAAGCCCTGCCCAACGCCCACGTCCGCCCCGCCATGCCCGGTTATGACCTCAACTCGATGGTCGCCGACCACGGCAAAGCCGCGCTGCTGGAGCGGATCGCGGCCTGACAGTTCCATGGGGGAAATCTGAACAAGACCAAGACGTATGTCGTCGTCTCCGACACGCAGATCCCGTACCACGATCGCAAGGCCACCGCTGCGGTCATCAGGTTCATCGGCGCCTATCAGCCAGATCATGTGGTGCAGATCGGCGACCTGATGGATTATCCGCAGCCCTCGCGCTGGTCCAAGGACACCCGCGCGGAGTTCGAAGGCTCGATCTTCGAGGACTCGGAGCTGGCCAAGCAGAAGTTCCTCGCGCCTCTGCGGGAGGTGTTCTCCGGGCCGGTTGGGGTGATCGAGGGCAACCACGATTCCCGGCCGCGCGATTACCTGGCGAAGTACGCACCCGCCCTCGCCGAATCCCACGCGTTCGACCTCCCGGTGTTGCTGGACTTCCAGCGGTTCGAGGTCGAGTTGCTGCCGGACTTCTATCGGTTCGCCGACGGGTGGGTGATGTGCCACGGCCACAAGGGCGGCATCTCCCTGGCCCGGACCGCCGGCTCGACCGCGCTGAACGCGGCCCGCAAGTTCGGGGTCAGCGTCATCTGCGGCCATACCCACCGGCTCGGCCAGGTCCACCACACCACCGGCTACGACGCCCGCATCACCAGCCAGCTGACCGGGGTCGAGGTCGGGCACCTGATGGACATGTCCCTGGCCGGCTACCTGAAGCGGGCCACCGCGAACTGGCAGTCCGGGTTCGCCCTCGTACACGTCACCGGGGAGCACGTGCACGTCCAGACCATCCCCATCACCGACGGCAAGTTCACCGTCGATGCCATCACGTACTCGATCACCGAAAGGAACCCCTTGACCTCATGAGTGACCTGACCGAAGACCACATCAACGCCCTGCAGCAGGAGGTGACCAGCGCCGCGCGGACCGTCGCGAACGACTGGCCCGGCCTGATCGACGCCGACGATGCCGCCCAGGAGATCTGGCACCAGATCCTCACCGACCGCATCGCCGATGACCTCATCGAGATGGGCCCGCGGCTGCGGATGAAGGCCCTGACCACCATCGGTCACCGCAAGGCCAGCCAGTACAGGACCGACTACGAGCACTTCTCCGGCCAGTACATGTACGGCACCTCCGAGGTGCGGGACCTGCTGGAGGAGGGCGCGCTGCTGGATGAGGCGTGCATGGATTCGGCGTACATCGACCTGCGCTTCGCCTTCGCGGATCTCTCGCTCACCCACGTCAGGATGCTGGAGCACCGGTACCTGCGCGAGCTGCCGGTCACCGACACCAAGGCCCTCACCCGGGCGATCGACGCGCTGACCGAGCGGATGAACCGCCACCACCGCAGACGCCGCGCCGAGCACGAGGGTCCCGGTTCCCGGCGGGTGATCTCCAACGCCCACGCCCAGGCGATCACCCGGAACGCTTACCAGCCCAGCTGATCTACGGCCTGCCTGGGGGTGAGGCCGTCCCAGCCCATCAACACTGTTCAACCATCCTGGGGGATGTATGACTATTGATCCGTTCGCCGACACGGCGCCGGAGACCACGCCGGACACCCCGGCACCACCACCGACCCTGCCGGCCGGTGTCCGCGAGGCCGCAGCACGGCCGCAGGCCGGACCGCTCACCGGCCGATTGGTCCGCGTGACCCTCAAAGGCGGCACCGGGTACGACGCGCCGTGGATCACCATCGACGGAGTGTCCGTTCAGGACGCCCTGGATCAGATCTCCGGCGGCGATGCCGAGGTGACCAAGCGCCTGCTGGACCAGGTCGCCAAGATCGGCAAGTACTTCGCCTCCACCGGCAATGGCGCCAGCTCCAGCCCGGCCGCAGCCTCCTCAGGTGGAACTCCGGCCTATCAGCAGGCACCCGGCGGTGAGAAGCGGTACTGCGCTCACGGCGAGATGGTGTTCCGCTCCGGAGTCAGCGCGAAGACCGGCAAGCCCTACAGCCTGTTCGGCTGCCCGACCCCGAACAAGGCCGAGCAGTGCAAGGCGCAGTTCCTGAACTAACCGGCACGGTGGGGCAGGGCGCGTTCCCTGCCCCACCTTCTGGCCGGGATTCGTCCACATCGGACACCAACTTGAGTTCCTGGGGGAACACATGGACATCGCGGTGACCTTCCGCGACGGCAGTAATTTCCATGCCGAAGACGTGGTGATCAATACGACCGATCACCTGCTGACCGTGCACACCGGGCCCCACGAGTACGTGGTGATCCCGCTGTGCAACGTCGTGATCTACGAGGTCGGTCCGGAGGATCTATGCCCCGCGGACTGACCACCGACATCGCCGCGCTGCAGCGGCGGATCGCGGAGCTGACCGAGGAGAACCGGCGCCTGCGGTCGGCGACCGCGAACCGGCGCAAGCTCACCGCCAGCGAAGTGAAGAGCATCCGGGTCCTGCACCGCACCGGCCGGTTCACCCAGCGGCACATCGCCGACATCTACGCGGTCAACCCCGCCACGGTCTCGCGGATCGTGCGGGACCTCTACTGGCCGCAGCCCCGCGCCAGCGCGGCGACGGGGGGCTGATTGCGCGACCACCTCTACACCCTCGCGGGGCAGAAGGTGGTGGTGCACCAGATCGAGCACGAGCAAGACCTGACCGCGTTCGAGGCCTTCGTGGCCGAGAACAGGCGGGGTCTGGCTGTTGATACCGAGACCACGGGCCTTGACCTGTACGCACCCGATGCCGGGCTGCGGCTGGTCGCGTTCGGCAACCACGCCGAAGCCTGGGTGGTCCCCATCGAGCGCGGCGGACGGTACCTGGGGGCCGTTCGCCGCGCTCTGCTCGATCTCCGCAAGCTGGTCATGCACAACGCCAGCTTCGACCTGCAAGCCCTGCACCACCACGCCGGCATCCCCATGACCGACCTGTGGGCCAAGACGCTCGACACGAAGATCGTCGCCCACCTGGTCGACCCCCGAGACCGCATGGAGGGCGGGACCGGGCACAGCCTGGAAGACCTTGCCAGCCACTACATCGACCCCGAGTCCGCCAGCTACGCCAAAGCCCTGATGACCTTCCTGGCCGCGGAGTACAACACCACCAAGGCCCGGATCTGGACCCGGATCGACCTCGATCACCCGCGCTACAACCTCTACTGCGGGCTCGACGCCATCATGACCGCCCGCCTGATCAGCATCCTGGTCCCGCTCGTCCCGGCCAGCGCGCGGGACCTGATCCCGTACGAGCACCAGATCGCCGAGATCTGCGCGTCCATGGAGCAGCGCGGGTTCCTGCTGGACGTCGCCTATACCCAGACCCTGGCCACCCGACTGGAAGAGGAGGAACACCAGCACGCCGCAGTCGCCCGCTCCTTCGGCTGCGAGAACGTCAACTCCACCGAACAGGTCGCCGAGATCCTGACCGCCCGCGGAGTGAGAAAGTTCGGTTCCACGCCGACCGGGCGACGCAAAGTCGACAAAGGGCTGCTGAACGAACTGGTCGCTGGGGGTGACCGGTTCGCCGCGGCTGTTGTGGGCGCCAAGAAGGCCCGCAAGTGGAGAACCACCTGGGTACAGCGGTTCCTCGACGGCCGCGACGCGCAGGACCGGTGTCACGCGTCGATCAACTCGCTGCGGGCACGCACCGCCCGCATGTCGATCACCGGCATTCCGGCGCAGACCCTGCCCTCAGGCGACAGCCTGATCCGCAGGTGCTTCCTGGCCGACCCGGGCCACGTGATCGCCTCGGTCGACTACCAGGCACAAGAACTGCGGGTCCTCGCGGCGCTCAGCCGGGACCAGACGATGACCCGCGCGTTCGCCCAGGACATCGACCTGCACCTGCTCACCGCCCGCGCGGCGTTCGGTGAGCACATCACCAAGGAGGACAAGGAACGCAAGTACGCGAAGGTCGTCAATTTCGGCAGGGTCTACGGCGGCGGGGCCAAGACCGTCGCCGAGCAGACCGGTCTGGACCTCGCGACCGCGAAGAAGGTCGTCGCGGCCTTCGACCGCCGTTACCCACAGGTCGCCGCCTACAGCCGTCGCCTGCAAGCCCAGGCGGCGCAGACCGGGTACATCACCACCCCGGTCGGCCGGCGACTGCCGGTCGACCCGGCCCGCACCTACTCGGCGCTGAACTACATGATCCAGTCCAGCTCGCGGGATGTGACCGGCCGCGCGCTGGTGCGGCTGCACGAACACGGCTACATCCCCTACGCCCGGCTGCCGATCCACGACGAGGTCCTGTTCTCCCTCCCGGCCGACAAAGCGGCCTGGGGTGCACACGAGATCGCCGACGTCATGGAAGAGGACATGGGAGCCGTCTGCCTGGCGACCGACGCCGAGGTCGGCAAGCGGTCCTGGGGGTCGCTGTACGGGGCCGAGACATAGAAGGGCCCCTCAACCGCCTGGGGGTTACGGGAGGGGCCGCAGACGGAACCTAACCCCGCCATCGACAGATCGCACGCTGTTTCCGCCTACCGGTACCAGGCAGTGACCGGTTCGAGTCCACCACTGGGGGTGTGGATATGGCTCAGCTCATGTCGGTCCAGGACGTGGCCACCGTGATGAAGCTGGAGCGCAAGACCGTCTACAACAACTGGCGGATTTGGGGGCTGTCCGCGATCCGCATCGGCGGCGGAGAAGCCGGAGAAATCCGGTTCCGCGCCCGCGACGTCGAGACCCTGATCCGCGAATGGGAGATCTCCTGATCAGCTGACCAAGCCTGAGTGCCGACCAGACCGTGCGGCCTGGTCGGCACCACAGCGTGCCTACCGTCAGGTGCATCACCAAGTTGAGCTAGTGACTCGGCTCGGGAGGCTCCGGCACAGCGAGGAGCTAAAGAACTCCACTAGTGCGCGGCGGGCCCAGAAGAACTTCGCCGAGGAGCCCGGTGCCCAGAAGTCCCTGTGGTGCGCCGATACCGGTGCCCAAGAGCCCTTTGCCTTTGCCAGGGCCTGGCTCGCCGCCCAGAAGGTTCTCACCGAGGAGTTTGGTGCCCAGAAGCCCCTGCGGTGCGCCGATACCGGTGCCCAGAAGCCCATTGCGTTCGGGGCGAATCACGGACCCGAGGCCATTGTCTGGGCCGTCAGAGGCCGCGCTCGCCGCGGACGTCACACACATTGACAGCGCCGCAGCTAGCACCGCTGCGCCCAGGTAAGTCGTGGATCTCTTCATTGCTGCTACCCCTCGCATAACCGGGTTTGCCGTTGAAGGCTATCCACGCTCCGCCCCATCCCCCATCCCGGCAACTTGAATCCGCCCGGACCAGCCCTCCGGGTGGTCTGTCCCTGCACGGGGTCACACGGGGCCAACAGGTCCGCTAGGAGACCCAGCTCCACCGAACGGATCAATCCGATCGGCATTCGGTCGATTGGCCGGCTCCTTATCTCGATCTTGACTGCACCCATGCCGACAAACACCCATCGCTTCGGCATACCCAGATGAAGGAAGGAAACGCCTGGTGGCGACCGAATTTCAGAGATGCAAGACCGAGTGGACCCCACCGTGCGAGAAGCCGCGGTGCGACCACGGGTGGACCACGCGGTACCGCGAGCCGGGCGGACGGTCCGGAAAGCAGCGGGAGAAGTCCTTCCGCACCAAACGAGAGGCCGTGGCCTTCGGAACCAAGATGGAGGCCGACAAGGACGCCGGCACCTATCTCGACCCCTCCCGGGGCAAGATCCTCGTGCGCGACCTCGTCCCGAACTGGCTGGACGACCGGGTCCTGCTGGAGGACACCAAACACAACTACAAGACCTTCTTCGAGATGTGGATCGAGCCGGTCATCGGGCGACGCATGATCGGCACCATCCGGCGTACCGATGCCCAGAAGCTCATCAACGCGATGATCGAGGGCGGGCTGTCGGCCAAGACCATCAACGACCGGATGGCCCTGGTCGGCTCGTTCTTCCGCTGGTGCATCAACGACCAGCGGATGAGTGAGCACCCCTGTATCGATCTGCGGCTGCCACGCATGGCCGGGCAAGCGGTCAACGACGACGACATCCCCGACCTCGACCAGATCCACGCCCTGGAAGAGCACATGCCCGAGATCACCAAGCTGGGCATCTGGCTGATGTCGGGGCTCGGGCTGCGCTCGGCAGAGGCCTGGGGATTCAGCGAGGACTGCGTCCGCGAGGACACTGTCCGCATCTACCAGCAGGCCAGCCGCAAGGCGAACAACCCGGACTTCATGCACCCGCTGGTGCCACTCAAGCACCGGGCGGCAGGGGAATACCGGGACATCCCCTTCGGAACGGTCATCGGCGACAAGATCGCCGCCCACATCGACCGTCACGGAGTCTGGGAGCGCTCAGGCACCGGCCTGCTCATCCCGCACCACCGAGCAGACGGCCGCACGGTGCTCTACACCTCCTCGACCATCGCCCACTGGTGGGCCAAGGCCAGCAAAGCAGCCGGCCTGGTCGACCACGAGGGCAAGCCCTTGTTTCACCCCCACGGGCTGCGGCACTTCTTCGCCTCCACAGCCCTGACGAACCTGGTCCCGATCCACGAGGTGTCCCGATGGCTCGGCCACAAATCGATCAAGACAACCGTCGACGTATACGGACACCTGGTGCCCGCCTCGGGCTCCAGGTTCCGCATCGCCATGGACAACGCACTGAGCCAGCCACAGCTCCAACTGGCCGCTTAA